AATGAAATATTTAAAACAAGCAAATATTAACTTTGAAAATCAAAAAACTATGTGGATTTTTGCTATTATGCTAATGGTAGGAACTTCTGGTTTAGCAATTACTTCTGGAGCTTTTAATATTTCAGGCATCTGTCTTGCAATTATTGTGGGAATTATTTTAAATATTATTTTAAAAGACAAAAATCTAGAAAATGTTTAAAAAAATCAGAGAAATGAGAAGAAATTAACATATTTCTTCTCTTTCTCCATCACTATCCCTATGGAGGGATTGAATATGACTTTAAAGGAAAAAATTCAATATTTAATTGACAACGGTTTTTCATTCAATCAATTAGGGAAAATTTGCGAATGCCACGCAACTAGTATTTCTAAATGGATGAAAACAGATTACAATATTTCCAAACGAATGGAAGAATCAATAGAACACCATATTCAATCTTTTATTAAACAATTAGAAGATATATGGATGTGATTTTATGGGTTTAATTTATAAGATAATCAATGATATTAATAATAAGGTTTATGTAGGAAAAACTACAAGAACTTTAGAAATTCGTTGGAAAGACCATCAAAAAGATAGCTATTATACAAATAATAAATTTTATTACGCAATTCGTAAATATGGAATTGAACATTTTTATCCTTCTATAATAGAAGATAATATACCTGAAGAACAATTAAATGAAAGAGAAATTTATTGGATTAATTTCTATGATTCCTATAAAAAGGGATATAATTCTACCATTGGCGGAGAGGGCGATAAAAAATATTCTGAAAAAGAAATTCTTAATTTATGGAATAGAGGCTATTCTTGCTCTGATATTAGTAATGAATTGGGATGTACTTATATGACAGCCAGTTATACTTTATCTAATTTAGGTATTGACACCGAACAAAAGAAACAACGCTCCGCTAAAATACGAGAAAATAAAAATAGTATTCCAATAGAACAATATGATTTGGAGGGTAATTTTATCCGGCGTTTTAATACTTCAAAAGAAGTCAAAGAAGCAGGTTTTGACAGAAACGAAGTAAATAGATGTTGTGCCCACTATGCTTATTCGCATAAACATTTTCTTTGGCGTAGAATTAATGACACTTTATCAATAGAAGAAATTGTTAAAATGAATAAAAATAAAATGAAAACATCAGGACGCATAAGACCTTATTAATTTCTTTGACCTCTATATAAAATTATGGTATACTTATTTTAGAAAGGAAAAAATATGATTCAATGGCATGAGTATTCTTATTTAGCAGAGACTTGCGGCAATACGCATTGTAAATATTTTGAAATAGATGATTGTCATCATCCTCATGTAAAAGATTGTAAAAATGCTAGTTTATATTGGCCTTGGCAATTAGATTATGATAATATGAACATCTTAATTCAACGGAGAAAAGAATGCAACTCAATGAACAACATATGAAAATAATTGTCATGTTTAATAAAACCTATCAGCGTGCTTGTTGGCATAAGAAGAAACGAGTAAGAAAAAAGAATTATACGCGAGCGCAGTATATGTTGAGAAGAGGGTTATTACAAATTTCAAGAAAAGAATGGAATAAAATGTTCAAGAAATAAATTAGAAATAATACCTATCTTATGATAGGATTATTTCTTTATGTTGGAGGTGTGGGAATATTGATTGAAGAAATTATAAATAAATATATTAAATTTTGGCCTTTATATTTTAAAAATCAGGGTGAAGCCGCTGGAGCATTAAGTATCAGCCGTTCTCATTTTAACAAAATAATTCATAAAAGAGATAAGCCATCTCTATCCCTATTAATGCGAATGGAAGAAAAAATGAAGGAGTATAATTATGAATGATAAACTTTATATAATCTATATGCCAAGAGTTGCGGCCGCATTACGCGATTTAGGATTTAAACTAATAAAAACTACTGCCAATACTAAAAAGCCTCAATACGATGTTTATTGGTTTGAAGATACACCAGAATTACGTGCGGCCATTCCATTAGCGGTTAAACGCGCTAAACGTTAATATACAGGTTATTATTCAGGAGGAAGCAGTATGAATTATAAAAATCAAAAAAGAATTGAAATTAAATTATTTGATTCAATTACTCATAAAGAAGGAACTAATGATAGTTTCTTACAGCCAATAAATTGGGAATATTATGAAGTCGCTTTACAGAATCTTAGCGGCAATGCCTTTAAACTATGGCTCTATCTTCTAAAATGGCAAGGTAAAGGATATTATGATTTTTCGCCAGTTCATCTTTGTGAAGCATTAGGAATAGGAAGCAAAAATACAATACGAACAATAAAAGACGAACTTATTCAAAAAAAGTATATGATAGAAGTTTCACAAAATGTATATTACTTTTATCCTTGCGGTCATGCCGATTTAATATACCAAAAATTGACTTCATAAATAACCCAAAAATTGACTGCGGGAAACTACCAATTTTTGGTAGTTTCTCAATAACCCAATTTTTGATAGTTCCAACGGTCAAAAATTGGTATATTGAAAGTCAATTTTTGGTAGTTTCAAAAATCTATATACCAAAAATTGGTATATTCGCGGTCAAATTTTGGTATAGTAATATAAATATATATATAAATATGTAAAAAATAAAAATATATAGAAAAAGAAAAAATATGGCGCGAACGCGCGCAATATTTGACACAATCTTAAAACTATGTTATAATAAAGAAAAAGGAGAAATAAAATGAATATTCAAGGCGTATGTATTCTTTCTCAACGAACTATTTTTAGTCCAATGTGGTATGGTATTGCCGCGTGGGCCATTATGATGTGTCTTACTTTCTTCTTTGCTTTAATGTGGCTAGATGGGTGTGAAGAATGGGCTGGCCCAGTTTGTTGGATTTTCTTCGTTTTATTTATTGTTTGTATCGCTTTAACTTTTATTGAAGAAAGTAAAACCATCTTTAATTATCCATCTAAAATTGAATATACAATTGAAATAACCGATGATAACGCATGGAAAGAACTCGGTCCCAATTATACAGTAAAAGAAAAACCTTATGAAACAAAAGAAATTTATATAATTGAAGGAGATTATGTAGATGACTATACTTGAAACAATTCCTATTATTGAAGCGCCAGGAAATTATATAAACTTTATGTTATATGGTTTAGCAGGTGCTGTCATATGCTTAATTTTAGCAGGATTGCTGTATGGCGAGAGTCATGAAATAAGCGCGACAATATTAACTTGTTTTGTTGCTATTGGATTATTAGTTTTTTTAATTGGACTTGTTCTTACAATTATTGAGCCTAAAGTGGATACTGGCCGCAAGCAATATATTATAAAAGTAAATGACAATACATCAATAAATGAAATCTATGATAATTATAAAATCATAGAACATACAAAATACACTGATGTCTATACGGTGGAGGAACTAGAAAATGATTAATATTATTGGACCTCGCGGTAGCGGCAAAACTATAAAGTTACTTCAAGCCGCAAGAGAAAAGAACAATATAATTCTTACATCTAATTCTCGCGCTTTACGAGAAAAAGCAAAGAGTCTAGGATATAGAGATGTAGAAATTATTGGATTTGGCGATTTAGATAACGATAATTTTTCTTTAGGTAAAGATGTGCTTATTGATAATATTGATTCTGTTTGTGATTATTTGCTCAACAAATTTTATGGACTAGAAATTGTAGGTTTCAGTGTAACAATAAATGAAGATGAAAAGAGGAACTGATCATTGGTGGGAAATGCGGCGATACTATGCAGATGTCGCAATTTATGCCCATTGTAAATGCGGTTTTCAATATGCTTGTTCTTCATATGAAAAAGATGAAGAAGGCTATTGGAAATCAAAGATAAAATACATTTATTCCTATTGCCCACATTGCGGTGCCCGCAAAAAGTGGTATAACGAAAAGCCAAAGAAAATAGAAAAATACTCATGGGAGGGATAACATGGCAGAAAATATTATGAATATAGAAGAAGAAATTAAAAAAATAATTGAGGAACAGTTTGAAACTACTGGCACTATAATTAATTTTTATGGATGCTCTTTTAATTTTGCTAATGAAGGTTGCGCGGAATCGCGTTATTATGGCGGAGATGACATTTATAATCAAAGAAAGGAAGATTAATAGTGACACAGACCGAAATACTACAACTTCTAAATCTTCT